AAATCGTTTTCATGCTCTCTAGCAGGATCAAACGCTGCAAATCTTGAGCGAACATGTTTTGGATCAAACACAGCAATTGTTGGGTAATTATCATCAGTTGACTCACGTAATCTCATTGAGTCATAGCCTTTGCTCTTCAAATAGTTAACAACTGGTTTAGTCTCGTACATCATGTAATTGCCAGTTTTATACAGATCAATATTACTTTGTGGAATTCCATTATTTCTAAAGAACTCTTCCATCACATGCATGTCTGTTTCAGGATTAAAAGTCTTGTGTGCCTTTATTTTTAATGGATACACAGTGTTATGTAATCCCATTGGATGACCTTGAGTTCCAAATTCTTTTGCAAGATCAAATTTAGATAATGCATTTCTTCGGTCATATTCATTATGGAATTCATCGCCCTTTAATTTATCAAGGCTTTCATAATCCATGTTTTTGTATTTAATTTGCTTGTACAAAGCGTCAGCAACATCTCTTTCAGCTTTGGCTTGATCGCCTGTGCGTTCGTTGAATTTACCTTTGCCTATCCACTTATTAGCAAACTCAGGATGTGGCGTTACAAAAGACAGTTCGTCGTCATAGCCAGGGCTAAATCCGCCTTTTATGTCTTGCTTTGACCCATGATAAACATCTGTGTTCATGCCCATAGCTTTGGCTCGGTCTTGAGCCGTGTTCTTTTCATGTAACCCAAGCATCTTGATGGCGTTAAGTCTAGCCTTCTCATGAGCGTGCTCATGCTTAGTCTTACCCTTACTCAAGGCAAGGCGCATTTCGTCTAGTGTGGGTTTTTTAGCCATGGTCTGAATGAGAGTGGATAGATTGCATTATGCCTTCTATCCTGATTATGTTCAACCCTAGTGGAGTTGTTGCCACGTGGAGTTGTTGCCACCTTACTGTGCATATGGGTTGGCTCGGCTTCTGTTGTTATGCTCATCCGCATCCAAAATGTCTGAGTCATCATAAGGATCACGCCTTGGCATGTCAATGCTGATCCATCCAGCGTCTCTGAGGTATCTGAGCCCTTGGCTGATGCAGTCCACGAACTCATCATGAGCCGTCTCAGGGAACGAGCAGATCTGGCTCACCATGCCTTCAGCCCAGTCCTTTACGTATCCTTTACGGACGGATGACTCAGGCACCCACACTCGTCCTGCTTTGATGATGTTTGCCACGATGGAGAGGCGTTGTATCTTGTCGGCTCGCCCAGGGTTGTATGCAATGACTGGGATGTGCGCCCTCTGTAAGTCTTGGATCAATGAGATGCCAGCGGACTTGTCCTCCACCAGAACCACGTCTACGAGCTTCTTCTCCCTTCCTTCTCCATACGCCACCTCGAACTCCTCAAGGACTTTGGGGCGGAGATCAGGGTATTGGAGGTGTTCTTGCCAACAGTCGAGCACCATGACGCACATACCTCCATCCAGTGGCTTGAACACGCCTAGCGTGATTGATCCTGTAGGATCGTTGTATGTCTTGTCCGAGGTTGCGCAGTCATAGGATTGGATGACATACTCAAGCTTGGGAAAGGGCTTGCCATCTGGCCATAGTCTGAACCAATCCCTCTTGACGATACCATCCGCCTCTGGGTCGATCAACTCAGCATAGATCTCTTGCCGTCCGAGCTTGGTGGACTCATACTGAAGGATCTGCTTCTGGAAGTTCTCCGCCAGATTCTTGATGTTCGAGTAGGTCGATGCCCGTGTGATGGCCACGTCATCCCCCTCACGTCCGACCAAATCAAGGATCAAGTCTTTGGGCTTTGGAGTTGTGGTGCAGATCAGCTTGGTCTTCTTACCCAGTCGGAGGCCGAACTGCATCATATCCCAAGCTTCTTGGATGTACTCCCACGCTGCCAACTCATCACACCATCCACCATGGAACTGAGGGCCACGGAAGCGCTCAGGCTCGGACGCTGCGATCCCCTTGATGAAGGATCCATTCGTCAAGTGTATCTCATGCAGACTGGAGTTGTACTTCTCAATCAGCATTGGGGGGATGATGGTCATCAACCCTGAGTCACCCTCAAAGCATGTGCCCTTCAAGTCCCCTGAAGTTGGAGCCGATACTAGCCAACGGGTACCAGGCTGACTCCATGCCCACCATGCCAAGCATTCCGAGGCGGCTCTAGTCTTGCCTGCCCCACGACCAGCGAGCATCAGCCAAATACTCCACCAATCCCCTGATGGCTCAATCTGGTGCTTATGCGCCTTCTCTTTCAGCCACTGATACTGCCATAGGAATACTGTCTGATCGACTACTGATAGCTTATAGAACTCCTCCTGAGTCTTGGGGTCTAGGAGGACTTCGTCAATGACTTCGCTCATCTATGCTTGAAGTGGTTCATTCTGCCACCTCATAAGTCATCTCAAAGATGTCTGGCTTACATGGATAGTGCTCACCCTTCACGCCAGTGATGATCCAGTCGCCTGTACTGACAATGTGATGGCCTTCAAGGGTTTTGATGGCGTATTCTCCTGTTGGAATAATCCTAATCCATCCATTGATCTCCTTGGGATTACCCATGACCTCATAGACCATCGGGTGATCTCCCATCTTGAACCACTGCGTGGCTTCGATCACCACAGGCTTCTTGCGGAACTTCATTGGGATTGCCTCGAAGCCTTGATGTTCTCCAACAACTGGCCAAACACATTGATGTTGTGCTCAATGATCACTGGTGCTGTATCTGATCCAGTCAACTCAGTCCTTGCCAGTTTGGGGATGTGATACTCCACTACGCTTTGGAACAGGTCAAACGCCTTCGCTGGATTCGGTGGTATGACATACTCCCCTGTAGGATTACCATCCTCATCCAACTTAGGAACTCCATTGGCTACTTGATCAAGCCATCCAGAGAGCCTATAAGCGTTTCCATCCACAAATGAAGCTATAGCTATCCTAGCGTCTGATGTTGCCTTGTTGGGGCTTCCTGATGGTCTCCCCGCGCCCTTCCTATTAGGAGTCATACTCTCCTCCCAATATTTTTAAATTGTTTATTTCCAATTGATAACTTTAGTGTTAACGACATGATTTCAGTCCTTTCGCACGATATTTCAGTGCATAGCCTGAAGTTTATCTTATTCTGCTTCGCTTCTCAAGATTCTATGCTCTGCGAACTTCCTATAGGCTTTGAGTTGTGCGTTCTCTTCCTTGAGGCGCGAGATTTCTCCTTGCATGTGCCTCATTCGACTCATGGCTTGGTCTATCCATTCCTTAACCTCTTCAGGCATGGAATACATCTTCTCTGGTAACGTTACCACCTTCTCTTTTTTTGGAGTTGTTGCCACTGCCTTCTTGGGTGGAGTTGTTGCCACTTTTTTTGTTGCGGTTGCCATATTTAATCCTCTGTTTGTAACCAGTCTTCTACCCAATGATCGTAAAACCCCCAACAGAGAAGCCACATCCATGACAGCTTTTCGAATTGTTTTCCTGTTCGCTCGTTGTAATAACGAGATAAATACAAACATACATCCTTTGATGGTGGATTGATCATTTCTTCATACCTCGAACAAAGGCTGCGAACGATTGGCTTGTATCTCCGAAGTTCTTCAGCTTGTCAAACTCTAGCGCGACTTCTTCCAATACTGCATTCCTGAACATGTCAGGGATTACAAGCTTGGTGGTCAAAGGTACCTCCATCCTGATGGTTGCGTTCCAGTCATTGCGCCTCACCATGCGTTGGTACTCTTCCTCGAACTTTTGATCTAACTCTTCTCTTTCTTTATCGTTCATCCTTGCCTCCAAAATAGCATGTCCAATAAGATCACCACAACTGCAAAAACATACGTCAAGTATAGAGCCCATTCAGTTTTGTCTTTCATACTACTGCCTTTGTGATGGTATGCGGTTCAGGATGGCATCATGAATGCGTTGACGCTCTGCTTGGAGTATTTCCAATGTTTTGATCAGTACAGGCTCATCCGTGCCTTGCAATGCCAATTCTGCGCATGCTTGGCGCTCAATAAAGATGGCTTTCTTGGTGGTCTCCACTGCTATGTGCATGATCTCTGCCTGGGCTATTGCTATGGCATCGTCAAACTCTGCCTGAGTGAAGAACGTCTGAGCCCCTGATGTTTGTAGGAGTTGGCGAGCCAACCCACTGAGTTCTTTCTTTTCCATTATTCTGTTTCCTCCATCTGTCTCATTTTTCTTTTAATCAAATTAAAAGTTTCATCGTATGAGAAATCAACAATCTCAGAAACAAACTCTTGCAATTTTTGAGCGCTAAAAACATAGCATGATGAGCAGATTGCTAGATTGTTTCCCTCTTCGTTTTTGAACTCTAATGGAACTATCATGCCAAGGCGATGAACTTTTTCACTTAAGTCTAGTTGCTCAAGTATTCGATTAGTTGGAGATATTTGTTTTGCAAATCCCATTATTTAATCCTTGCTACTTTGGCCTTACGCATGACTGCCTCATACTCTTTCTTGGCATTATCGTCTAACTTTCTCATGGGTAGCTCTTGGTAGAACTTCCACTTCTGTTGATACTCTGGCTGCTCGCTTGGTGGTATCCATCCCATGGCCTTCCACCGAATGGCGATGTCGGTGCCCGCTGGGGTATAAACATAATCTTTATCCATTTTTATTCCTCCAACCTTTTATTTAATAATGTCCATGCTGTTGCAGCGCAGAGTGGGACTTGTCCATTTCCAATGGCTTTAAGTCTGTCCACCCTAGAGGCCACCCCATTAGCCACTCTACCCACGTTGGGTTCAGACTCCCACCAGCTTGCATTGCCAATGTCTCCGAGTTTCTGTTCAACTCCGCAGGGGATTGTCCATTGTCCTTGAACATTCTTGCTACTGGAGTTTGAAAGTGTTTCACCGCAGTTACCAAGGTAATCTGATGTGCTCCCGACTCCATCAATTCTTTGCTCATTGGACCTCTCTTCCCGTCCCATGCGTTGGGTGTAGGCCATATCGGTTGTTTCCCGTAAACAACTTGCTCCCTCAAATTCATTGACGCATAACTGCGACCTGGACGAGCTTTCTGGTTGTATTCCATAATTCTCTCTATCTTTTTGGGCTTCAGTCCCTCCAATGTGTTGGGAGTAGGCCACAATCCAGATTCTGTCTCGCTTGTGGTTTGCACCAACACTGGAAGCGGATACAACTCCATACCGACAGTCATACCCCATTTCGGAAAGGTCTCCAAGGACAACTCCAAGTCCTCGAACAGTGAGCATTGGGCTGTTTTCCACGAATGCGAATTGGGGTCGTACCTCGCCAATAATCCGTGCCATGTGTCCCCACATACTTGACCGCTTGCCTGAGATACCAGCTCCCTTGCCTGCGGAACTGATGTCCTGGCAAGGAAAGCCTCCCGATACGACTTGCACAATTCCTCGCCACGGTCTTCCGTCAAAGGTTTGTACGTCATCCCAAATCGGGAAAGGCGGAAGAATTTTGTCATTTTGTCGGGCGCACAATACGCTTGCTGGGTAGGGTTCCCACTCGACTGCACAGACTGTTCGCCATCCAAGCAA